GAGATAATTTCCCGTAGTTCTTTAGCATCTGCTTCCATGATATTTGTGTTTAGTTGGTTTTTTCTTTTGCTGCGTTTGGCTTGTCGTTCGCCTTTTCGATAATAACTTTTTGCGTGTCCTCTGTCATTTCTGCCAGTAGGTCGGTTGCTGCCTTCCTGGATATGCCAGCAGGTAGCATGTCTTCAGGGTTAATTACACCGGCCTTTTGTGCCAGATCACAAATGGCTACGAGGTTTTGTAGTTGAATCTTTGTCATGTTTCTGTTCTTGTTAGTAAAAAAATGCCACAATAGGCACAAAAATTTCCTCCCCTGAATAAACAATGTTTGCACCCTGACCGCTTAAAACAAATCCTACACTTTCAGCAGGCAGAACACACGCCCTAATAAATCCGGCATCTCTACCTGTTAGCGTGAAAAGTCCACCGTCAGCCGTTAACCTTAAAGACCTTGAAAATCCGGCATCTTGCCCGGATAATGTAAAAGTTCCGGTATTGGCTGAAAAGACACCCGCTTCATTAAGCCCGGCCGCGTATCCAGTTAGTGTGAACGTTCCCGCGTCCGCTATTAATCTTGCGGCCTTTTGTAGCCCCGCATCTCTACCAGTTAGGGTGAACGTTCCGACCTCCGCCGTTAGGCTTATAAGTCGGCTTATTGTCGCGTCCTGACCCGTTAGCGTGAAGCTGCCAGGTTCAGCCGCTATCTTTAGCGCCCTGAATAATCCGGCATCTTGACCGGATAATGTAAATGTTCCTGTGTTTGCAAGGAGTTGCCCGTCTTGGCTAAACTGGACATCTCTACCCGTTAGCGTAAACGTTCCAGATTCAGCCGATATACTTAAAGAACGGATTAACCCGGCATCCCGGCCCGTTAACGTAAAGCTGCCTGTATCAGCGGCAATAGTTAACCCTCTGTTTAACCCTGCATCCCGGCCCGTTAACGTAAAGCTGCCTGTATCAGCGGCAATAGTTAACCCTCTGTTTAACCCTGCATCATGGCCTGTCAGCGTGAATACGCCCGCGCTTGCAATTAGTTGCCCTGCCTGGCTGAATTGGGCATCCTGGCCTGTTAGCGTAAAGGATCCACTATCAGCCGTTAATAAAGAGGCTCTGTTTAATCCAGCGTCTTGCCCTGTTAGCGTGAACGTACCACCGTCGGCTGCTATGGTTACGCCTCTGCTTAATCCAGCGTCTTGCCCGGATAATGTGAACGTCCCTGAGTCTGCCGCTAATCGTACCCCTCTATTTAATCCGGCATCCTGCCCTGTTAGCGTGAACGTCCCTGGCTCGGCTGTTAACCGTACACCTCTATTTAGTCCGGCATCATTGCCTGTTAGGGTGAACGTTCCTGGGTCGGCTGCTATGGTTACGCCTCTGCTTAATCCGGCGTCTTGCCCTGTTAGCGTGAACGTAACTGGGTCGGCTGTTAACCGTACACCTCTATTTAATCCGGCATCCTGCCCCGTCAGCGTGAATATTGCAGCGGCGGCACTGAGTACATAAGCGCCGCCGCTTGCTTGGTTACGTAAGAGCGTTAATAGCATCTGTTACCGTCTGAATTTCAGCCTGAATCCTTACGATTTCGTCAACATCGCCCCGGCTTGTCGCCGCTGCGATTATACCCTCAAGGAATTTTATTCGAGTGCGGTATAAGTCCAGCAATTCAGAATTGTCAAAGCCTTCGGGCGCTGTGATTTCAATATTTTGTGATTCCATTAAATTACCATTTGTCGGTACGTGAGTGTAGAGGTGTTCATCAACATATAGACATAATGAATCTCGGTTGCTCCGTCATAATACGTCACGTCGAACGCCGTATCGCCTGCAAGTGCGGCACCTTGCGTTAGTGCCATTGTAGTCCATCCCGTCATGTTTTGCTGCGCAATGTCAAACTCAAACCACCTGTTTGTCGCTTCCTTTTGAATGTAGATTTTATCAATCAAATAGGTGTACTTTGTCCCGGTTGCAAATGTTTCCTGCGCAGGTGCATAAGGCACTATAGACACCCACGTATTAGCGGCAATATCATAGTAATCAAGGTGTGTCGTGGTATTACCCCTGAATGAATAAATGCGCTGCCCATTAATGATGGAATTTTCATTTGTCCATCTAGTATCGGTTACACTGTGAATCCAATGTGCGGACATGCCCAAGCCTGGAGCTGCACTCCTTGCTGCAGTTGGAGACAGGGTACTCCAAGTATTTCCCGAAATTGAGTAGCGGTACATTGTTACCGCGTTGTTGCCCATATAGTACAGAAAATCGTCATTCCCTTCAATAGAATAAACAGAGGTAGCGTCGGGTTGTGTAGTCCATGCGGCACTTGTTGTTATTACCGTCCCCGTGTTAGACGCAATGGTACGAATCTGACCCGCGCCCGTACCCGATACAATACGAATTTGAGAATTTGTCCACTGATTAGTTGTCCAGTTTTTTGCTGTATTGGTAAGGGTAGATGCTCCCCCCGCTGTTGCCGTCCCTGTGGCAAATGCTTTGTAATCGGTATTCAACCAACTTGGCGTGTTAACTAATTTGCCATCTGTGCCAAACGATGCAGGCAGTCCAGTGATTGCCAACGTCGTCCATGTGTTCGTTGCAAAATCGTATTTTTTGAACGACCCGGAAGCATGGCTACCTGCGCTAACTACATACCAAACCGGAGTGCAAAGTCTGTAAACCGTTGATGAAGTAAAGGCAGAGGCTTGTGCATCTACCGTGATTGTGGCATTTGCGCCTATTGTATTTGAAACAATTGTAAGCGTTACCCCTGCATTTGGGCCTGAAAGTATGTGTACCGAATACCCTGCCAAGGATCGGGCCAGGGTTTGGTTGGTGATGATTGTTGACGTAGTGCCTCCGGTAGCAGTAAGCGATGAAGCTGCAACGGTTGTGCCCGTTGACCACGACCCCGCAACACCCGCCGCGCCGCCCTGAAATACTCCCGCAAGCGAAACAGTAGGCAATGCCACCCAGCCATCTTCACTTGGGTTGTATAACCAAGCAGTTGTGGCACTGTTGATATACAATTGTTGCTGCCTAAAGTGTCTGGATGAGGCTATAAAAGCCCCGGCACCAGTTGCCGAAGGAGCCGGGCTAACCTGCTCCCATCGCTTCAGGTCTAATATTTTTCTATTTCCGTTTGTAGTGGCCATTGTTAGGTTACGTTTATGTTTCGGCGCAAATTATCAGCGGCACCGCGTTCTAATGAAAGCGGCACAATGGCCGCGTTTGCGCTTCCGACTTGTGTTAGGTTTGTTATGTTCCAGGTGCCGTTCTGGTTTGCACTTACCGTACCGCTTACCGTCTGGGTTAGTGCAGACTGGTCAACTAGTAGACGGCCCGTTAACGGGTTAACCTGTGCAAGGCCGACCGATTTGGTAAGCGAAATTATAGCCATTCGCATAGCCTCAATGGCCTGGGTTAATTCTCCAATGACTTCGACTGGCAACGGTGTTGTGGCATTTACATCATTTGCAACACCGTCAACACCCCATACGGGCTTGACTCGTTGATATTGTACGCCGCCGATTTCGTCAGTCGCGATTGTTTCACCAGAGCCGGGTGTATATCCTACATTATCCGCCATGTTATTTTATTGTTTAGGAATGAAACCGCCATTTCAATGAATTACTGCAAGGTTAAAAGGCCGTTTGCAGCATCGAAATCAATGGTAAGGCTTTCACCGCTTGCAAGGGTCAAAGCAGAGCCATAGTTGTAATACCCTATAAGGGGATCGGCTGGAGATGTTGGCGTATCGTTATAAATAACGATGTACTGAAAAGGCCCAACTGAGCCGCCGGAAGCCGTCAGGGTCAAGTCATTTAACACCAACTTATAAAGCCCCGAAGTTTGGGAACTTGTTGATGTGGTTATATTCCGGGTTGATAGGTTTGTGTAGCTGATTTGGGTAACATCAGCAAGTACAGAGTTTGATGAAGTCGGGGCGCTATTGGTCAGCGCCACTACTAACTGATTTGACCCAAGGTTGTGTACTCCCTCCGCTACATGCTCCACAAAAGCATTGAATTTGTTAAACGTAGCCATGTGTGTTTGTTTTTATGTTTTAAACTGGTTGGAATGTGAATGAAATAACAAGCCCTAAAGCAGAATTACCCGCGCTGGTTACATCAAAATGAATGTGGTCGCCCGCTTGTACTGCCCTATTTGACTGGTTAATAATTCCCGCCGTGCCTGTTACGCTATCATACTCATTTTGGTCTATTGCTATTTCGGTGGTCAACATATTGACTGAAGCGCCCGCCCGAACGCGCCGCATTTGAACGGTAACAGGGCCCGAAGTTGATGGGGATGAAAGCCCGGCGCCCGCGTCTGTTAGCACCATACCGCCCAATTCGGACGGGATACGGACAACCGCCTTGCTCGTTCCTGTGGTCAGGGCTGAAGATCCGGACGTTGACGGGCTGACCATTACGCAGCCGCTACGGTTTGCCGCCTCCCCCTTTTCGCCTGGCAATGAAGCCGGGAAACGTAGGGTGGTCTTATTGCTTACTATGCGGACTGTCGTGTTCATTTCGTTAGCGTGAATTTACCTCTGAACAATACCTTTTTAAATCCGCTTGCTGTGGTCTGCAAAACCTTGTAATCATAACGGCATCCTGTGGAGCCGTCGTAATCACCCGTTAGTATCTCAAACTGAACAATGCTATCTGAAAGAAAAGACTGCGTTCCCGTCATTATTACCGTGGTGCCGTCCGTATCGTACACCTCCATCAAAAAGTCGTCGTCTGACACATCCAAAGGCGTGTCTGTACCTTCCTGCAGGAACTCTATGGCCCACCGGAAATCCCCCGCCACATCTTGCGCAATGTCAAGACGGTGTGCAGTTTCGCCAATAGTTATTAAATTGCTATTCGCCATTGTTCCGTTGTTTAAGTTCCATTGCCCGATCTTCAGAGATCCACATCAAAAAGTGTCGACAGTTGTACCGGCCTCTTTCCAATAGTGGCCTATAAGATGCGGCCGTTTTTTTATCTATCAAATCCGGGTCTTTAGGCCAATCTTTTAAGGCTTCCTGATCCGAAAACACCCGTCCGTTTTTCTTTTTGCAGAAATCCCGGCTTGTTGGGATAATTCCACCCTGATACACAAAATATTTGAGGTTTAACTCCTGTGCAAAATGCAGGTTATTAACCTCCCTCACCTGTGCATATTGATCGAAGGCATACCGCCTCCAATATCCTACCATTGCCCCCTCTACTTCCTTTGTGCCTTCAATCAGGTTCTTTAGTCCTCTTTGGAACTGGTTAACCCCCTGCTTTGTGGCTATCCCGGTCAACAGGTATTGTTTAACCTCCTGCTTTGCCGCTTCACTCTTAAACAGGCTGTCCAGGTAGCCACCTTTTATCAGTTCCCCCTTTTCATCTAATCCAACTACACTTCTAAGCAGTGCCGTGTCCTTTGCAATAGCGTTCACCTTTGCCGTGTCAAATCCAGTCATCAGGTAGTATTCAGCATTTCGCCCGCTTATTGATAGTAGAGCCTCTGAAAATGCCTGAATGATGGGCTTTAGTTCGTCTGCCTGTATTTCAAGAAAAACCCGATCTAATACGTTGGCCTTTGCCATGTTTGAAACCGTGTTTTTAATAACGCCCTCTTCTACTTTCAAAAGCGGCAAAATGTCCGCTATAATCCGTCTCAAAACGCTTGCCTCTACTTTCCGTAAATCCTTTTCAAGTTTGATTTTCAGGCTTTCAAAATCCCTGTCAAACCCTTCTATCCAGTCCCGTATGCTTTTCAGTAGCTCTTCCATCTTACAGAGCTAAGGCCGGAGCCGCCGGGCCGGTTTGTTCCATTATTTCCGCAACCTTCGCCGCTACTAACTGCCTTTGTTGTTCGTATGGCAAACGGTAAAAGCCCTGGTTTTCAAATTCCAGACTGTCAAATATGTAGCCCAGGTTTGCATACAAAACACGTTGTGCCCGTGGTATTAGGTCGCTTTGCGCCCATGCCATCTTCTGTTCTTCAGTGTATCCAGAAAAAGGATTGAAGCGTTCCCGGATCTCCCACTGCTTGAACTCTTCTGGGCTATCCACCATCATCGCCCGGTTTATATCCCATTCGATATTCTGCCGGGTGGCCGGGCCAGCTCCGCTATCGTTGGCAGACTTCAAATCTTCCATCAATTCGCCAACCGTCTTCAGTTTAAGGTCACGGCTGACAAATATTTGAGCTGTTAGGCCGTTTCGCTTGCCTGTAATCTCTGCGAACGTTTCAACCGTAAACCGCCAAAACTCCGCGTAAAACCTGAAGTACTTATAAACAAAGTCGTTTGCGTTTTGCTGATCAATACTTTTTCCCGTTGCCGTCTGTGCCACTTCGTCCTTGCTAAATAACTCGCTATTTAGTACCGCGCTTTTACACTTCTTTTCCAGGTCTTGCACATATGCCTTTTGCCAGTCCAGGATTGATACATCCGGGTGTACGTGGGTGTAAAGCCTGGATAAATCCAGCATCCTATCAGGGCTGTCTGGCATCGGGGTTACTACTATTTCCTCCATAACAGAGGTAGGCGAAGATTTGCGCCCTGTACCGTGGCAACTTTTGCAGGTGCCGCCGCCGTCTGTGTATCCATCGTTACACCCTGGAGCCTGGCAAATGTCACCATAACGGATCGTTAGCGGCATGGCCACGTTTGCGGCCGTCAAGTCAAGCTCAGAAACGGTTTTTAGGGTTTTCTTAAGGTATGGGTCGGCCGCTTCAAATGGCCAAACATAGCTTTCTCCGTTCGTGCGTTTGTCGCGCTTGTATCCAGCCCTGTGTGCCGGAACAAACCCAAGGTTGTGCCGGTATTCCGTATAAGTCCACAAATGCCCGTCAATGGCTATTTCTTCGCCCGGTATTAACTCGCTGGCATCCTTCCTTGCTGTCGTGTTTGGCGTTTGGCGAAGGACTGAGGCAAAGTCTTTTTGATAGCAGGTTAAAACCTTTAGTGGTGTGCGTTCGTCTTTCGGGTTTGCCGCGTAGGTTAACGCCGTCAGATATTGAAGCTCCCCGCGCTCGTAGGCGAAATCCAGCGCCATGTCAGATTTAACCTCGAAAGGGTACGGGCTTGCATAGTCGCGTAAGTTGTCAAAGTCTTTCCATTCCTGGATAATCCAGGTATTTGGGTCGGTGCAATTCAGTTCAATTAGCCGCTCCTGGCAAAACCTATCAGCCCCCATTTTGCCCGCGTACATTGCAAGCATGGTTTCAAGTTCCGCAGCCCGTGCGTCTGCCTGTTCACCCGCGCCGTATGTTAATTCCCGGCGATAGTGCGAACGGTATGCCTTTTCCAGGATAGCGGAAAGATTGGCAATGATGGAGGGGGTTATTTGCTCTGTAATTTCAACACGCTGCTTAAATAGGGCTTTATCTTCCCGGCGGGAGTATAGCTTCATGTACTCCTCTATCCCTTCACCCGTACTTAGTGCGCTGTACATACGTGCAAGCTCCACAGTACGCGTGTAGTGGGTATGCGTCCGCTTTCCGGCTGCAACCTGAATTAACCGTGCATTGATGGTGGCTTGCTGCATATATCAAAAAAGCCCGCGCCCGAATGGTAGGGCCGGGCTTTTTGGCTTGTTTATCGCTTTGTATTAGTATGAAGCAAAGGCAGGGAGTGGGGATGTATCAAACCCACCTATTGAGCCTTTAAACGTGAATGTAATTGCGATGTGGGAAAGTTCCTGGCTGCTTTCAGGAATAACCACATCCATGCGCAAATACCCATTTATCCCGCTATCGCCGCCTGCCATAACATCATCAAAGGCAAACCAAGCCTTTTGTTTGCTGCTTCCGGCATCGTTGAAGGTTTTAACGGCTGCGAGGTTTTCAGTAGTCAGGTCGTAACAACGAAGCTGAATAACGGTATTCCCTTTGGTAGAGAAAACGCCATTTAAAGGAAGTTCCACTTCTGAAACTTCGCCCTCTGCCTTTGATCCAATTACAGACCATTGACGTATTGGAGCGGCGCCGCTGCCTGGAATAGCTGCGGACTGGCTCAGGCGGGTTGCCCATTCTGTGTCATCGGTAACGTCTGTAAGTACATCGGCTGACGTTGCTCTTGTATGGTAGAACTTGAATATCTGCCCGGTTTTGGTGGTCATGCAAGCGTCGTTACTTACAAGAGCCGGGAGTAGTGTGGTACAAGCCATGGTCTTTGTGTTTGTTTGCACACAAATTTAGCTTGTTTCGGCGGGGGTGTTATGGGTTGTGGCGGTACGGATTGGACAAAATTAACGGGCCGTAGAATGTACCCGAACGCCCGTAGTTTGTTCGCTTTGTATCATGCCAACCAGGCAATCAACCATGTCATCATGTGCCGCGTTTGGGAACGCTGCTATCTGGGCAAAGAAGGCATCTACCCACGGCACACCTTCAGGTACAAACACCCGGCCCGCCTCCACAATAGGAGAAACGGCGTTTGCCCGCGCCGTCTTGCTGTCTTTGGGCGCATCCGCTTCTTTCACGTTTAGCCCGGTTTGCTTTCGGATAACCTCTACTACTGATTTACCCGTTGCCTTTGGTTCTATCCTTATCAGGCTGCGAGGTGTGTACCCGTTGGCGTTTGCAAAAGCTTGAATCCAGGCAATTTGCCCGGTGAAGTCCAACCACTTTTCTACACATGCCAAAATATAGAAGTCTGGCCCGCGCTTAATGTAGGCTATTCCGGCCGTTGGGTCGTTCGCCTCTTTGTCAGTGTATGCCGTATCAAAGTAGAAATTTACCGGGCTGTCTGGCAGATCGGCCGCTCGGTATGTCCGAAACCATGCCTTTTTTAATATGCTGCCTTCATCCGGTGCGGGCCTTTGTTGGTAAAGGGCGTTCCATGCCCGGCTACCCACCTCCTGCCGGATCTCGTTTAGCTTTTCCAGGCTGTATTTGCTTTCCCAAAGTGGTTCACCTGCGTTCCGGCTTTCCTCTGCTTGTTCGCAGATGGCCGGGAAATTGACAATCTGCGTATCCGCTCCAATAGCCGTCCTTTGCAGGATGCGCCCGGTTAGGTCGTCCTCATGCCAACGGGTTTGGCAGATTACCTCTATGCAATCCGGCTCAAATCTGGTTCTGAACGTCGTGGTGTACCATTCCCATGCGGCATCTCGGTAGGTTGTGCTGTCTGCCTCTGCTGCGTTTTTTACCGGGTCGTCCACAATGGCCACGGTAGCACCTACGCCCGTAATACCACCACCTACGCCCGCGCTCACATAGTAGCCCTTTTTGCCCACTATATCAAACCTCTTTTGCGTTTTTATCGCTTCGCCTGTGCCGTCTGATAGGCGGGTTTGTGGAAACATCTCAGAAAATGCGGGCGTTTGAATAATGCGCTGGCAATCCCGATTCATGGCGCTTGCAAGGTCAAGCGAATAAGAGGAAAGTATTATTTGCTCGTTACCATTGCGACCTAATATCCAGGCAGGAAAAAGGCGTGAAACAAGCTCGGATTTCCCGTGTCGCGGTGGCATCATAACAATGAGCCGCTTATATTCCCTATCTGCCAGCCTTTGAAGGGCATCAATAAGGCGGTCATGGTGCCAATTGAATTGATAATCGGGCCGGGCTTGCTGAATGAAATACCGGAAATCAAGCGCCGCCAGTTCACGGTGCGCCCGCTCGATCAATGCCTCTGATATTTCAATTTCTTTGCCCATGTAATAAAAAACCCGGCCCATTTGACAGAGCCGGGCCAAACCAAAAAAGTGCTTATGAAATCCCTATATCTTTTTTTCTCTTAGCTTGGTTAAAACCTTCAGCTCGTCCAGGCTTAGTTTGTCGGTCTGGACTTTGATCGGTTTGTCCTGGTCGCCGGAGTGTTTGATAGGCTGTTTGGGTTTACCCTGGAGCCTGTCTAAAATCATTTGTGTTGCCTTTAGCTGAATTGCCGGGTCTTCGTCTTGGTCGGTAGCCCTTTGAATCATAAGCAAAAGCATGGCCTCCTTTTTTGGTAGCTTTAGAATCTCGCCCGCTTCAACTATATCTATTTCGTGGGCTAACAACTTTTTGAGGGTTGCCTTAATACCTAAAGCCCCTTTAGGCCGCCCGTTTGGGTTTAAAACGTCGCCCTTTTCAGCCATTGCAAGTTGGCCGCCGGTCTTTGTTTTAACTCGCTTCATCTCTTAATTTTTTCTTATTAAAACGGCACATCTGACGTTCTGCCAGTTACCTGTGCCAAAAGCCGTCTGCGCGGATCTCGACTTTTTGCTTTTGTGCGCTTTGAACCGGCCTTTTTTGACTTGCCTTTGCCGCCTGTTGAACCGTTTGCCATTTTGTTTTTATTTTAATGTGTTCCAAAGTTGTTCATGCCTTAGCGCCTTTTTAACTACCCAATATTTGTCAATTATCGACTTTTGTATTTGGTAGTTGAAGTCATAAAGCTGCTTGTTTTCCTCGATGCAAATATGTTCCAGGTTGCCCGAACTGCGAAGGTTTGCGCTGCCGTGTATTACGACTTTGTTTCCATGTGTGGTTTCAATCAATGATAGTTTGCAATGTGTACCACATACCGCCAACTGAAACCGATCTTCTTTGTCAAGTTCTTTGAGCATGTACGGAACGAGGTTATGCCGTTCGTGTGAAAAGAAATAATCTGAAACAACTATATTCATTTTTTCAACAAAACCGCCGTTTATCAGGTTTGCCAGGCTGTCGATATTCGCTTCAGACATTGATAAAGTAGAAACCGTTAAATCCTTTACATGGATGTTATGTTCTACTATCCATGCTTCCAAAAAGTCACCCGCAATAAAACGCCCGCTCAAAAAACAAAAGTGCCTCATTCCGGCCTCCGGTGTTACGTCCTTTGCAAGTTGCTGTGCAAGTTCGTATTTCATCATGCGCTCCGGTATTTCCCGCATTTTTGGCGGGTTTCGGTAAAGCGCTACGGTACTTAGCTTAATTTGTGCCGTCTTTTTGAAGGCGTGTAGCTCATTCATGCCCTATTCCGTTTCCCCCACAATTTCCGCCCCGTCTGCCACTTCCTGAAAATCGTACTGCTTTACAGCCTCCCAAAAGATTTGATCCGCGTCCGCAAACTGGAAAAGCTCTGCAAACTTTGACAGAGGCATGCACATAAACGGGTTTGAATTGTAGTGTTCTTTTGTCGCAATTTCAGCAAAAACCAAAGGCTCTTCCATCGGCGTAAAGCTGGTTGCACCGTGGACGTGGTATACCCGGTACTTCACTTTGCGCGGATGCGTTTGCCCATCCACAAAGTGCGTCATTTCAAAGGTTTTTCCGATCGGGTTAACCTCCCGTTTCAATCTGTACTTTGCCATGTTCTTTTTTGTTTTGTTTGTTTTTTTTCCTTATGTATTCCGCTTCACGGTCGCGGTTCCACTCTGAATAGTTGACCGGGAATCCGGTTAACCAGCAATAGTTTTTTTTCAGTTGGAACATTTCAGTCTTTTGTTTCTCAGCTCCCATATCAAATCTGTTTTTCACGCCATTTCCAAAAATTTGAGTGGTCAACCGTCGTACTGGAATACCTGAACCGCTTGCTGTCTATGTAGCGCGGATCTGCATCACATAGCGCCATAAATTGTAAGTGTTCATCCCACATACGGCGAACCTGACACGCAAATGAAAACCCACCAACTCGAACGGGGCGAATGCCCGGCCTTGTGCCGTGGTGGTTTAATCCTCTTACGTCGTCTGTGATGGGATCGGCTGTGCGCTTCCCGTCGCGGTTCCGGTCTCGGTGTCCTGTAATCGGCGCCACCTGAACGAGTGCAGGGTGTAGTGGGTCGCCTTTATGGAATCCTCTAATCCATTTTTCTTCCTGGAATCCTATTGCAATACGGAAAACGCCACCAAGCCGCGCAGATCGGGCGGACATGGTGGCGCTTAGGCCAGGTTCGCTTGTTGCCTCTGCTTTGTGGGCAAAGTATGCAAGTCCGGATTGGTCAAACTGAATAATCAGGGAGGTGTCGTTCCAAAGGTCTGGAAGATCGGGGTTTGGTTCCAGCGTGGCGGCTGTGCATCCTTCCATGTAGAGGATATTAACCGCTCCTGGGGTTTTCTCGAATTTCGTCCCGTAGATAGACGAACTAAACGCTACTATTTCACTCGCTGTTACCATTCATTCACTCACACGCTTCGTGTTTCAATGGGGCAAATATACAAAACCCGAGCCAAAGTGCAAAGACTAAGGTCGGGTTTTTGGTTTTGGTCAAATTTTTGACAAGACAATATTTTCGGGCGGGTTTTCCTTGATGTAAGCGATTAAGGCCTTAAAATCATTTGTACCGACTTTTTCCTTAATCGCGCTCAATGTATTAACACCATCTGAAAACCACTTTGGGTTGACGCTCCTAACCTTTTCCATTGCATGCGGCAGCTGGTGCGTCATTAGGCTTTCACCAGATACAAAATTCAACATCTCATATACATCATCCATACCCGTAGAAAGCCTTCCGTCAATTAAAGAAAATGCTTTTTCAAAAGAAACTTCCATGTTTCAAACATTTTAAAGGTTAAAAAATCTTTCCAGCGAATCTTCGATCACGGCAACCGCGCCGCGCCCGTCAGCCTGGATTTTTTCGTAAAGGTCAGCCCGGAGGCGAAGCGAGAGCCGCACCTTTGTACCGCTTGGGTGCTTTGGTTTGGCTCCCGCGTTCCGGGGGTTCTTTTTGTTTTCCATGTGTGAAAAAATACCCGCCCGTGTTTCAGGGCTAAATTTTAGTTAATTTAGATATTTCAATATTTGTCATGTTCTCCCAATGACATACACTTATTTGTTTTCCGTCAATATTGGATGTAAATGTACTTGAATAGTCAGGTTTGCGGTTTGGTCTTAGACCATCGACGTTGATGTCAATGGATTTCACATTCCATCCATTGAATACGCCAACGGCGTCAAGGTACATTATATCATTGGTAGTATTATATATTAGTGTCACGGAAAAATGATTTTCTTGTTTACCGGAGTTTACTACCGTTCCGTTTCGTTCGGTTTCCAGTTTCAGACTTTCAATATTCATTGTTTCAAAAAATTTAAGTGTGAAAAAATACCCGCCCGTATTTCAGGGCGGGGGGAGGGTTATGCGTTGGCTATAATACCCATTCCAATAAAGCGATAAAATGTGTCCATTGGAATATTAAAAAGTGTTTTTGCATTTGGGCTGCGCTTTTCGCCTTTTTTATTAACCTCAACGGCGTGAATCATGTTTTCAGTTGTGTTGTAGATTTCGTATGTTTTACCTTCGTTTGTTGTGAATTGCAGGCCTTTCATGTTTCAGTTCGTTTAGTGTTATGCCTTGCGGCGTTTCGTTATTGATAGTACAAAGATACATACCTTTTTTAATTGTGCAAGACTTGTTTAAAACTTTAACTAAAAATTTTTTCAGGTAGTATGTTTTTACCCTTTTGTTACTGGTTTTGTTAGAATCCATCAAAAAGGCAGTTATTCGATAATTC